TTCTAAAACTTTTTTTCTAAACATTCTTTGATCCATCAGCTCATCAGTTGTGACCGTGATCCGTAGTCCGTCAACATCGAGGTGCCATACAGATTCATCAGACTCTAGCTTAGTAAGATTAGCGATATTCATTTCAATATCGTCTCTACCAATACCGAACTTTCTTACACGACACTTTGAGTTATCACAGTGTGAACGCATCGGTACGTCTTTGCACTTGTAGCCGTAGTCCTTTTTCTCATGCTGATCGATTTTCTGTTTGACTTGATCGTAACTCATGGGTGGTTGACAGTATTTTGCGTTAAACTCCATGACCTTGTTCTGCCACTCACCTGGTCCATACTTCTTCTTAGCATAGACACAGTAGTGAAATACCACATCATCCCTCGATCCTTCGAAAATACCCATATTTTGGAGTATTTCGATGCATGGAGGGCCATCAAAGGTGGTCTTTTTCTGTTTTAAGGGCTTTACAGATAGGTTTTGCAACTGCTCCTGTGTGATAGCCTTCTGGTTTACAAGTTCAAAGAAGGCATCCATCGATAATGCCTCTGCTTTTTCGTTCATGGCATATCTGCCGGACATGTCACCATTAAAATATGGTAGATTTAAGAAGTTGCCTGTGTCTCCACGTTCAACATCTAAGAATTCTTGCTTAGGAAATATTTCACAGTCTGCAAATCCAAGTACAGATGCTACTTCAATTAATTTTTTGATTGCTAGCTTCGCTTCAACAGGCTCACTGTAGAAAATAAATAAATGAAAACCTCCCGACTTTGATCGGCAAGGTATAATAGGTAGGTTTAATTTTGTATAAAGTGCAATTGTCTTGCGTACATCAATTGTGTAGTCATCTACATCAATACAAGACCAAGAACAAGTAGCATCATCACGTATGGGAACAATGCCCAGACTAGGGTCTTTGCCGTCCACATGATCAATCCAATGCTTATCTGATACCGCTTCTCTAATGATGTAAGCTTTGCCGCTAACTTTACCATTGTCCTTCTTCTCTCCTTTGTAGAACACACCATGTGCTCTCTCCAGACCATTAAAGATCTTCTTTAATTTTTGATACGCTTCCATATGTAAAAGGGGGCCGAAGCCCCCTCAATAATTAAAAAGGATTTTCGTTATCAGTTTTTTCTGAGCCTGTACTCTCTTGCTCATAGTTAACTTCAACGCCACCTTTTTTCACTGACGCATGAAATGCTTTGCCTTCGGCATATACATCTGCTGAAACAGGATCGCTCCTTTTAATATCCCAGCCATACCAGTCACCTCTGTCATTGCTTTGTGGTTTTGTAGTGAGGGAATAAGTGTAATACCAACTAGGAGGGTTGATGACTTGCTCACCATTCTTAACCTTTGCAGCCATAACAAGACTATTCCATTTTCTGGATTTGGACAGTCCACTCACTTTCATACTAATAAGGACTTGGCTAGTAAATCCTTGCTTGTCAATAAGGAGGCAATAGTGATTGTGAGTTCGCTCTAGATAAGTGCCCGCCTCTGAAAGCCTAGCTTTACCCAGCTCATCTTTTTTGGTTTTATCCCAAAGCGGGGTATCCACAGGGTGCACGATAGGGGCAGAAGAACCTGTACCTCTATCTGTCCATTCTAGTGCTACGGGTTCAAAGTAACATGGTACGACCGTGATACCTCCAGCACCATCAAATAGTTCATCTGTGACAGTGTTGAAAATCATGCCCTCTTCTGCTCCGTCTATATATTCTTTTTTAGCTTTCTTAGTCTGCGGGGACATTGAACTAAGAATTTTAAGAAAAGGTATTTGGATTGTGTCCATGTTTACCTCTGATAGACCTTGACCTGCATCTTGTGCAACCATTGATAGGTCGATAGATGCTGCAGCCACAGCAGTAGTGCTCTTGGTCGCTACTTGTTTTTTGTTTGGTTGATTCATTGTTTTTTTCCTTTTGTTATTTTGGTTTCTGGACGTATGAAGATCCCAAAAAGATCGTCAGGGTCCGATAGTCCCTCTTCGTGGCGTTTTTTTAATGTCGCCTTCAGTGTCGAGGGGTGCACTGATTCTTTCACGTCTGGGGTGATGCCATATTGATCTTGTATATGTCCAGCAAGATCTCCTGCCATATTATCTTCACCCGTTCCGAAACTTGTTACGACTTGGTTTTTTATAATGTCACCAAGTTCATTCTCTCTTAAATAATTATGTGCTTCTTCAATTTTGTCTTTTGGTATTCTGCAATGAAAACCTTCTTTAATTGTAACTCTGCTACCATCAGCCATTGTTGTATCACTGATACCCAACTCTTGCATTTGTTGTGGTATTGTATCTTCAGATAAGATTGCTCGTTCTCTTTTTAATTCTTTCAGAGTCTCTTCCAACTCTTCTATTTGTATGTCGTAGTCTAATTGTTTTTGAATATTGCTACTAAGTTTTTGTAGCTCTGAATCTTGTAAATTTTTTAAATCGCCCGAATCTTTTTTAAGATCGTCGAAGTCAATTATGTTAGCCATTATACCTCCTTAAAGTAGGACAGCTTGGGGGGCCTAGTTTCTCACCCCCAACTTTCGAGACACAGATAGACATTTCATCCTCCTACTCGAACCAACAACTGAAGCCTTCAGGCATTTGCCCATCTTCCTCAGTCCCTGTGCGTTACGCCTCTGTTAGAAACGTTTTTCCGCCACAAGCCTTAAATGCTAGCTTTGCACTTAATTTGTCCAATACGAATCTTATACTTGAAATCCTAACAAAATGCAATATATTATTTTTTATATGGCTAACATTTTTTTGAAGGACCCCTTCAAACATCAAATGGATGCGGTAATAGCTTGTCATAATACTGATATGGATAAGTTTGCATACTTGATGGAGATGGGGACAGGTAAAACATTGACTGCATTAGTTGACTTGTTTTTGTTAAATCAACGAGACATGGTTGACTATGCCGTGGTCCTTGCTCCGAAGTCCGTGTACCGTAATTGGATGAAGGAGATCAACACATTTATATCTAGTGAGTATGATTATAAAGTAAACACATGGGATCCGTCATTAAAAGACCCATACACAAAAGAACATTTAGGCACGGACATATTTTTTCTTAATGCTTTGAAATATAAGCTACATATTTTTTTGATGAACATAGAAGCTTTGTCAACACCCAAAGGCACTAAGTATTTGGCTCACATGATGGGTCGTAGATCTGGTGAAAAGACTATGATGATTGTAGATGAAAGCACAACAATCAAAACACATAATGCTAAACGCACAAAGACATTACTTAAGTTGTCAGAAAACATTGGCTACAAAAGAATACTAACAGGGACACCAGTCACCAAAAGTCCGCTTGATATATTTTCACAATACGCATTTCTAGATAAAAACATACTGGGTAAAAATTATTATTCTTTTAGAGCACGATACGCCAAGATAGTCAGTAGACCTACGTCAGGTGGTCGTAACTTTCCCTTAATAACAGGTTATCAAAGATTAGATGAATTAGAGAAGAAGATATATACACATGCATTTAGAGTAAAAAAAGAAGAGTGTGTAGATCTACCTCCTAAGATTTATCAAAAGAGGTTCATACCTATGAGTGAGAAACAACTCGTAGCTTATGAATCATTGAGAAGAAACGCAATGTTTATTTTCAATGACGAAACAACGACATCTGTGAACCGGCTCTCGCAGATTGTAAAGTTGCATCAGGTGTGTTGTGGGTTTACCATCAATGATCAAGGTGAAACCCACGACCTGCCTACAAAAAGATATGATGAGCTATTCAATGTGTTGGAAGAGGTCAGTGGTAAAGTAATTATCTGGGCAAACTATCGACACAATATTCAAACGATAACAACAAAACTAAAGGAGAAATACGGTGATACTTCGACTGCAGCTTTTTATGGTGATACAGAAAATAAAGTACGCATGGATCTTGTCAAAAATTTTCAAGATAAAGAACATGATCTTACATACCTTGTGGCGAACCCTAAGACTGGTGGATATGGAATTACTCTTACTGCCTCTCATACTGTTGTGTACTTTTCAAACAATTATGATCTTGAGATAAGATTACAAAGCGAGGATCGTGCTCACAGAATAGGACAGAAGAATAAAGTAACGTATGTTGACTTTGTTTGTAAAGGCACAGTAGATGAAAAGATTTTACTTGCTCTGAAGAACAAGGTTGACATAGCCAGTCAAGTGATGGGTGATGAGCTTAAGGCTTGGATTTCTTAGGTTCAGGTCCGTTAGAATTTGGTTTTGTAGATTCTTTTTTATTTTTAATTTTTGATAACACACCGGCTCCAACAACGGCACCTGCCGTTCCTGTCATACCGATAGTGCCTGCGGTTTTGTCCGACATATTACTTGCTTTATCAAAACCCTTCTTTAAAGCTTTACCAAACCCACGTAATGCTATTCCTACAAAACCTGCCATTAGATGTTATAGCCGCCGCCTTTTTTAGCAGCTCCCATACCTCTAGCAGTACCACGCGGCTTACCACCATCTTTAAGACCTTGTGCTTTTAACTTGTTTGTAGCCTCAACTAAACCACCATCTTTTTTTCTTATTATTTCAAAGTCTTCAGCATCAATAATATTATTATTATTTTTATCTATTTTTTTTTGATTACCTTTTAGTGCCATTCTTCTTACCTTTCTTTTTTATTCTACCACCTTTTTTAGCGGTTGTCATACCTTTTAACATTCTGTCAGATCCTTTTATTAATTTAGCTAAGGATTGACCTGCAATGTTTGGTCCAGGTGACTTAAGTTTTGAGCCTTTTATTTTTTTTTTGCTTAGCAAGATATTGTTTTAATATCTTCTGTATTTGTTTTGGGTCCATTTTTGTTGTCATAGTTACTCCTTATAGTTTGCTACAATAGACGCGAGTTCTTCACATCTGTTCGTAGTTTGTTTATGCCAACGGCTATCTTTCATTTGAAAAGCGGCACCTTCCCAGTCACCCTCTTTCATGCATCTAAACATATTTTTGAACTTAGAGACACCATTTTTTCCCAGCTGAAAGCACATGTTTACCAAGACTTCACCTATAACCTGAGGTAGATCGTGTCCAATCTTCTCAGCTATCAGCTCATCAGCTCCCGCTGCTGCTCTGTTTAAGTCGATATCGAAGAGTTCTTCTACCTCTTCCATGGTAATCTCTATGCCTTCTGCATATCTTTCTCTTTCATGCGGAAGTATAAGGTGCCCTATAGCAATAGTGGCCTTGCCTAAAGTGTCTAAATACATGGTTGTACGTACACCTTCATGGTGACGTACCTGGTCTTTTAGTGAATCTGTTATTTCAATCATTATATTATTCCCTCATAAGTATTATTCATTAGTCCCATAAGACCATATCCTGGTTGTCCGCCGCCTGCAAGTCTAGTGATTCCACCAAAACTTATAGGTCTTTGCACACTTAATGGTAAAGACATTACTCCTGTGCCACTTGCTTGTATAATTTCTGGTATGTCTACCTTTGGTTCAGGATTTACTTCTTTAGTAATATTCTCATTACCTCTATTCATTAAAAACGGAAACTCTTTTACAAAAGGGGTTACTTCTTGATCATTTATTTTACGGTAATCAAGCGTTTGTGGTCCCCCTATATTACCACCGTTGCTCATAGATAGAGGCGGTGGTTCTGCTAATACCTTACTAGGTTCCCCACCATACATCATACCTTGCGGTTTGAAATTAGGTATGTTGTTTAACATTACGACACCTTTATCTAGTAATGAGTTCATTATTGTAGTGATCCTAAACCTTTTTCTAACATTTTTTGATTAATTGCATCATCGATTGTACCCGTAGCTAATTGTTGCTGTACGGCTTTAGATAATTGTGTATTTGTTGGTTGAAACTCAGGCATACTACCAACAACAGGTATCTTTGGTTGCCCTGCTTGTTGGTTTAAATAATTTTGTATGAATGATTGATCTTGATCTAATCTACCTGAACGTATCATGTCAAATTGGTCCTCTCTTGCTTTATCAAACTCTATTTCTTTTTGTGGATTTTTCATTAAATTAAACACCGCACTATCTACTTCTTTGATTCTTTCTAACATTTCA